TAAACAGAGAAGTTATCAGAACAATCTACAAGGTTGCAGAATCAGGAGCACAAACTAACGTTGCTACTCTAGGTGCATTTGACTTAGATACAGACAGTAACGGTAGATGGTCAGTTGAGAAGTTCAAGGGACTTATCTTCCAGATCGAAAGAGATGCTAACGCTATCGCACAAAGAACTCGTCGTGGAAAGGGTAACATGATCCTATGTTCCGCAGACGTTGCTTCAGCATTAACAATGGCAGGAGTTCTAGATTATACTCCAGCACTTAATGCTAACCTTAACGTTGATGACACAGGCAATACATTTGCTGGTGTACTTCAAGGTAAGTATAGAGTTTACATCGACCCATTCGCTGCAAACTTAGCTGCTGATCAGTACTATGTTGTAGGTTATAAAGGTACTTCACCTTATGACGCAGGATTATTCTACTGCCCATATGTACCTCTACAAATGGTTAGAGCAGTTGGTCAGGATACATTCCAACCAAAAATTGGTTTCAAAACCAGATATGGTATGGTTGCTAACCCATTCGCAGAAGGAACAGCACAAGGTCTTGGTCGTCTTGCAGTTAACGCTAACCGTTACTACAGAAGAGTTAAAGTTCAAAACCTTATGTAATTTCCATTACATATCTTTCCAAGAGACCCTTGACGGGTCTCTTTTTTTATGCTATGTTGTAAAAAGATTTACACTCCATTTGTGTTTGTACATCTATTTCAAACATTAGTTTAAAATTATGACAGTATCAGATTTTTTTGATTCTACAGAATCATCAGCGATAGCATCTCCTGATTGGAGTCACTTAAATGTGAAAACAAAACCAACATTAAAATTAAAGTGGGATGAAATATACATTAATGATGATCTTAATGCAAGTAAAGTAAAAGAGCACTCATCAGAAGAAATACAATCCTTAAAATTATCTTTTTCAGAAAAAGTTGACATAAAAGAATATCCACCTGCTGTTAGATATAGGGGTGGTGATAGAGAACCTTGGGAACTTGTTTATGGATTTGGAAGATCTGAAGCACTTAGATTACTAAACACCGAAGGATGGTTTTTTACACATTTAGAAGGATCCGATGATGCGATAGAAGATGTTCAGGCACAAGAAAATGAAAAACTTCCTAAAAGAATAAATGAAGAGAGGGACATGGTTCATTTTTTAATTCAAAAAGTTAATCATGGACATATTGAAAAGAGTGAGAAAGATATTAAATCTAAATTTAGATTAGTTTATCCTTATCGTCCAAGTGAAGTGCGTAATAGAGTAATAGCACAAACTCTTGCAGCATTAGGTGTTGAGCAACCATTTATCACATATACCTCAACTCCAAAAATTGAGAACTGGATTAAAAATCATTCAAGGGAAGAATATGTTATAAACAATGATTACGATAAAGATCGTGACCTGCATGTTGTAACTATGAAAGAAGGATATCAGTATAGAGTTGTTTCTAATGCTTTTCAAACTTACAAAGAAACAAAGAAAAAAACTGGTGTCATATTTCACTGCGGATCTCCAACTAAAAAAGCAACTCTTTATAAAAAAAGAAGACAAGTTCTTGAAGGTTTTAATGAGATAAGAGAAAGCATGGAGTCATGCGGTTTAAAAATATGGCCAATAGAGGTCATAGGTGCATTGCCACAGGACAGAGAATCTGATAATATTAAAGAACTTGTCAAGTTTTACTAAATAAATCATGTTTATCTTTTCTTTTATACTTTCACTATTTGCTAATCATTTACCCGTAATGTATGTTCAAGTACCACAGTGGGCAGATGATTGGGCAGTATGTGCTGTAGATATTCCAGACGCAAAATGCCATTGGTATGTGATGTCACCTGACAATACGTTTGGTGAAGGATTTGATTGGGAAGAAGCACCTTGGTTTGATGCCAATGGATTAAATGATGTTGCACCCATGCAAGCAAAAACAGTTGTAGAGAAATTACAAGAGCAACACTAGGCATTTCTTTTTGTTAAGAAAAACAGTAATAGGTATAAATTTTTTTGTAAATAGTTATGTCATTGCGGAGAGAACAATGCACTAAAACCCCTCTATATTATGGGTAAAAAAATAGTCATCAGGTCAAGTAATGCACAATTTAATTTCTTTCAATCAATTGGCAGGTTCATATGATGAACCCAGTAATGATTTAATCAATGAATACTACGAGTGTCTGATCGATTGTGATGACGACCAACATATATGTAAACGCATTTGCAAGGAAGTCTTTACCTAAAAAAGTGTAGCTGTGTGATATCAAAGGGGGGTCAACCCCCTTTTTTTATGTTTGTGCATAAATACCTATATGAAAGATTTAAAAGCAGCAAAACTTATCCTTAAACGATCTAAGAAAAATCCATTTTTATACACAAAAGAGGATATTCGTTACGCTAAGAAAATTAAAAAACAACTTAAGAAAGATGCCTTATCACATCAAGAAACCCAGTCATCTTGACAGTAATGTCAATGTTTATTACGTTGGTGACAAAAGATGGTCTGACGATTATAGTGAAAGAAAGCAGTACACAAATAATCCAACATACTTAACCACAAACACAGATGGTAAGAATGGTGGATGGGCAGGAGCTACTGTCGTTACTGAATAACTAAATAACTAAAAATATTGATGCCATGAAACAGACTCCCAGACAGATGAGAGAAGCAAAGAAGGCCTACGAAAAACTCGTGGATCATCTTATTGAAGAGAATTATGCTTCTAATAAAGTAGATGCTGATACTATCATAAGTGGTATGAGTGAAGAGTGGTATCACATGATTATCAACGGATAATGAAAAACCTAGACCAGTTTCTAGATGAGGCACAATCAACAAAATGCCCCAAAGGACATAGGTATGATACAAAACTTAAAAGTTGTGTACCTAAAAAGAACTATCCATACTATCCTTATGGTATGATAGGTAGGAGGGAAGAGCCCAAAAATGGTAAAAATGGTAATGGAAATGGTCACAGCAATGGTAATGGCAACGGTAATGGTAATGGTGGCAACGGTGGGGGCAACGGTGGCGGTGGTAATGGAGGAGGTGGAGAATGAAAACTCTTCAACAATTCCTTGAATCATCTAACCCTAGAATACCTAGAAAGAAGGGACAACCAGCAAAATCTAAAAAACATTCTGACTTATATACTGATGAAGATCCAAAAGGAACGATACATGGACTCGG